CGCGTAGTGAGACAGAAACAATACGCGCTACTATATGGTAAAACCCCAGAGGTAGTGGCTCGGGCATTCATCATGCACTGTCCGGCGACCGCGTGCCGCGGCTTCCTTTCCACGCGCTGGAAATGCGAACTATGCGACAGACATGTATGCAAACACTGTCTTGATGTTGTCGGGTTTCAAGCCGACGCCCCACACACGTGTCAACCCGAGGATGTAACCAGCGCGTACCGTATTCGGAAGGACACCAGACCTTGTCCGAGCTGTGGCGTTCGTATTTACAAGCGCGGCGGGTGCGATAGTATGTGGTGCACACAGTGCCGTGTGGGCTTCTCGTGGAAAACGGGTAAGCTCAACATTGACTTTCAGGTGGAAAACCCACACTACTGGGCTTGGCGCCACCACCAAACACATCCGCCCGTCCAACGCCACCGCGACCGGGCGCGCCCGGCTAGAGAATGTCCCGACGACTTACCTACCTACCAGAACATTATTTATGGTATGGACTATAAGATCACGGCGGTTGGAAGCTGGATCGCACAAGCTACGGGGGCCCTGTGGGGGCGCCGAGAAGTGTATAAGATTCTGGGATTCAATCCGACAGAGCTTAACAAGGCTTTGATGGAGCTGTACCGACTGGCAACAATGATCCATGCTGACGTCGGTACAGGGAGAGCAGAAGTGTTGCAGCTAGAAAACTTCGGACCTCTGCGGGTCCAGTACTTAGTCGGGGAAATAGATGATCTGAGCTTTCAGAAGCAAATCTTCATCCAAGACGCAAAACGGCGTAAGACACTGGCAGTGCTTCATGTCATGGAAACACTCAATACCGTCTTGCGAGAGACTTTCCACGGCATGCTCGAATACTGCACGTCACTTGAAACGGGGGACGCTGGCTCGACCTCGCAGCACGCGTGGCAAGCACGAGGCAACGCAGTGATAGAAAAGTTCGCACCACTGTATGAGGAATACGGACTAGGCTTTGAGATGGAGTCATTCCCGTACGCCTGTACGTGGCATGGTGCGAGATGTAATGTTGGCTCGTATCTGATCGCCACGATGGTCGCGGAGAATCTGGAGCGAATGGAGCGACTTCTAGAATACTGCAATGCACAACTGTCAGGGATCAGTTTGTCCTATAATCTTACCGTGCCCCTGCTGGTATGCGAAGGGGGAGGGTGGCGTTGGCCTAAGTGCCAACATCCCGTGCCCACGCATGGGGTAGGTGGGCTCGCGTTGGGGCGGCATTACTACTGGCGGGCAACAATCAAGTACTCTGAAAAAGAAGCGCTCAAGGCACAGCGGCTAGTCGACGCACACGGGACCGCACCTGCCGAACCCGACGAGCCCGATGTGACGCTGACCGTGGCCGCACCGCCGCTAGGGCGTACACGAAGTAGTACCGCGACGCAAAGCAGTACCGCGACGCAAAGCAGTACCGCGACGCAAAGTAGCACCATAGGAGGACTCGGCGACCAAATTGAAAGGAACCAGAGGGAAAAACCCCCTCTGGCAGAAAACGTAAAAATGTGAATATTTATGACAAAATTGATTCTACCCCTTTTTCTTCTGCACGCCTCAATTCAACAACAGCCAATGGTGCCAGTGAGAATGAACTCTTTCGTCCTATTCCTATCGCTAATTGGCATTGCGTCAGTGCACGCCCAGTCGCCTTCCGCCCTCATCAATGCCGAGCTGATCGCAGTGGATTCGGGTACGCACGGCGCCGACATATACTTCTATAGCAATTCCACTGAACTGAAGGCGGCAGTGGAAAATGCTCCTAACGTGAGATTCCGGGACGACTGGGAGGCTGTCATCCGCGTGTGCGTGTCAAGGGGTGGACGTGCATTTTGTGGGCCTGTTATAGCCTGGCTGAACTGCGCGGCCGGCAGTAGCTCCCCGGCTGCGGAGGTGTGTGGGCGGGGCTGCGAGTCATGGGACGCACAGCACAATCGCGACTGCGCTGATGGGGGTGCGGCTTGGGCGGAAGTGCCGTGCGGGTCGGAGCCAGGTGCGGTGTGCTCGACAAGTGCTAGATGCGGTGGCAACCTTCCATTAATGGTGGGGGGACCACCATTTTCACAAACCTTGGTAGTAGCAACAACAAGCTTGCCGAATGGTCGCGGTGGTCAGTGTGCCGTCGTTCCACCGGAGTATGAACACGCTGGTATTACTGTTTGTTGTCCCGAAAATCAGCAGCGGTACTGGGAGGGGTCTTGGAAACTACACTCAGATGGCTTTGGGAGTGCTTGCGACCCCGCAGTTCCGTTTGGGGGACCGATGATCTTCTTGTTTAATTACTCGTGCGCTCTATACGGCACAGATAGTATTAGGGACTCATATATGGACGCGTGTCCCTACCACAACTGCGGGGGACTGGAGTTCGACCTCGCACGTCACGCCCAGACAGGGCGCTGGTATCCCGCGCTCCAAGAGGATGATGTGCTAATGCTCCCCGGCCCCAGCCGGACTCCACTGCTGCCACAACCAGCCCCACATCAAGTGTGCCCGACCATGCGCTTGTCAAACCCGAACCCAGGTGGGACGAGACATGCGGCGTTGGGCTACGGCAACTACTACTTCCATAGTGATGACCTCATGAGTATAAAAGCATTGCTGACTAGTTCGGCCTCCACTGAGGAGGTGTGGGCACCCGATGGTCATCAATGGCGTGTCCGGCAAGTAATCACCAACGCTTGCCTCTATCGTGGTGGCAGGCTGATGGGGTGCCAGAGCTACACAATCTGGGGGTTCTGTAATACATCAGCCTGCTGCAATGGGGCGCCGACGTGCGGTCGGGGCAGTGGGGTTTCCTCTCGAAATACAACGTCGGGACTGGAGTACGACGCACATAATGGCAACCACTTCCCCATCTTCCAAGAGGGGGACACGTTGGTCATCACTGAAGGATGTGAGACAAGTCCAGCCCCAGAAAGTCCGCAACCAGACCCACATCTGGAATGCATCTCCCAGATGGGGGCACTGTCCAACACCACCCTGAATGCAACACTCGGCCAATTAGAGTTGACCACTCCTGCATGTGCTGAACAGCAGGGCTTTGCCATTCGGGTGTCAACCAGCCCCAACATCTTGTCGGGGACATGCACGCAGGAAGGGGCAGGGAAGTGGAATTGTCCTACGGACTTGACAACGGCGGTGCGTGCAGGTCGAGTGGAAGTGGTACTGGAGATTGTGTATGCTAATAACACTGCCGCCATCTTCCATAGCTACTCGTGGTATGTTATCTACTCTCTTTATGCGCGCATGGTCGTGAGTGGACCAATCGCAGACGTGACCGATAGGCGTACCCATCATGGGACTTTGCGACCTCCGAATGTCCGAGTAGAGGGACGCGTCTTCCTGTACGACCCAGTAACTGGGGAACAGAGGACCTCGTGGACACTAAACGAGGTAGCAAGGATGACAGTACATCCTGCTCGGACTTGTGCCGATGTCGTGTCAGTCTTGCGGGTGGAGATCGCTGACCGGATCACGTATCCGGTAACCACTCCCACGGTGCATCCTAGCGAGGAAATGGGCGGTGGCCTGCAGTGGGAGGTTCGGTTTGTTCGTCCGGGGCCCACAAGTGTGACTGTCCATACACTGGTGCAACCGAACAGAAATGGCACACGACGACTACTAGAAGACACGAGTGAGCTGGAAGTGTCTATAACGACGGTAACCTTTGACGTCAAGGGTGAGGATGAAGATGAATCGTGGACCTCCGTAATACTTGGTGCAGCGGGTGGAGCTTGTGTTTTGGGAGTGGCTATTGGGGTGGCTTTGCGCGGGCTCCATCGACGCAATAGGCCCGACCAGATTCAAATCCAGCTGCCTTCCCCGGCTCCGTCAGCACCACGCGCCGATCAGATTCAAATCCGGGAACTTCCTCCAATCGCGTCGGCACCGCCCGTCAAGCTCCCTGCCACCTCACTGACGGTCTACACGTAAAGCGTCGTCAAGTAAGGAATATAAAATGTGTGCAAAGTGCATTAACAGTATGACACCATGGAATAAACTTCGTAAGGACTATAGAGAACTGCATGAGCAAATTAAGAGGCACGAAGACCGCGGGGAAAACGCCGATGAGCTAAGGATAGTGTTAAAATTATTGGAGACACGGATGGCCAATGCATCTTTTTTTAGGGTTCTATTCGGCAGGCCTATACCCTTACCGCGACCTGACCAGATCAACGAAAAGACCCACACAGAGACAAGTAAGGAAAGTAAGTCAACTATCTGCTAGATTTCGCCGCAAAATTGATCTAGTCTTACTTTTTTTCCTAAGTTCAAACCCTTCCTCTCTTAGCCATTTGACCGAAAGTATGCTGTATCCGGGTGAATGGCTGAAATATGAGAAGAACCCCCAACTGGAACAAGCGCCGACCGGGAGATACCATCACAATGAGGGCCTGAAGGTTAGATACGTCTACGAAGTGACGAAGGAGCTCGGTGAAGGGGGCTTCGCGGCATGCTATGAGATCGTGCAGCAAACAGGTCCCGAGAACTCGTGTGTGTGCGCCGAATACTTCCCGATGCTAGAGGGCCGATGCATGTGTGGGGGTAGGGGGAGGTATGCTGTCAAAGTTTTCAATAAGTCCCTTAGACGTGATACGTCACATACTATTCTTCCTTGGCAGGACTATGTGACGTAATTATCAGAAAGCAATTTGCGAGGTTTGGTTTTTATTGCTGGGTCCCAGTAAGCGCCAAGCGGCTCATAATTTGCAGTTTGGCTGCGGACCGCTCAACGCTACTCCGCCCACCCGTCACGCCCATCGTCATCGCGTCCTCTTTCGGCGCTTGCTCTCCTTTCTTCACTTGGTGATAGATGGCGCCTATTTTCTCCACTGTCGCCCCCACTTCAGCCTTATGGGAACACAATCCGCCGCCCATTTCCACCTTAGAAGTAAGCAGGCTTACCGCGAAATAGAGCAGGCACTTCCTTTTCTTCTTACATCCAGTCGTGTATCGCAACGCAAACAACCCTATTAGACTGCGCATGACTTTCGTCAGCCCTGGCTTTTGACGCTCGGCAAGTTGCTCTACCAGTATCTCCCATACCAACCAGATAGGATCTTTCCCGTACTTGTCATCCACACCGCCTATACTTCGTCTCGCGCAGTCACATGTCTGTTTTTTCTTTCTGCACAACGACTCGAACTCGATAATCCACTCAATCCAGTAACAAGCCAGCATTGCATTGCGGGACTTCATGGATACATGATAGGCCAATTCATTCATAGCAACTAGAAGCTCCTGAGCGTCTTCCTCCTTCATGAACCTCGCGGCGTAGCTCATGTCTGGGGCTTTTAGACGGCTCGACATACTCAGCATGTCAAACTCTTCTTGCTTTTTAATTTTAACCGTTTCGATAGCATGAGCTTTCCGCGAGAAACATATAGTAGATACTATCTCCGCCAACAGCCTGCGCGTGGGGGCGTTGTTGCGCATCTCCAGCTCTTGTCCAATGAAACCGCCCCTAACGAGGTCCTTGAAAGCGGACAGCCGTATCTCCAGGTAAGGGAAAATCAACGCATTCGCACTGTGCACGTACTTGGCGGCGAAAGCAATGATGGTGTCCCACAAGTCAGCCAACTGGCCCGCGCATACAAGCTCGGCGCTCCAATAACATGCTGGCTCAACGCGACCCTCTTTCATGGCCGCCGTAAACTCCTTAAGGACGGCTGTCTTCTTGTAGCCGGTGAACGATACTCCTTTGAAGGCGTCCTGTCTCCTAACATCTGTTATTAACGAAGATGCATCGCACATAGAGAACTGTCGCACAAAAAATATCGCGACAATACATACGCAGACATGTTGGACGGGCTCGCGAAAACCATAACTAAAATGACGCCCTGGAGCAAAGTCATTGCCATCTTACTGGTGTTGCTTATCCTCATTCTCCTGTATAACTCGGCCGTGCCCGCAACCCACCGCGAAGGCTTCGTCCAGAACACCGACTTTGTCGTCAAACGGGGGCCGGAGGCCCTAGATGAGTTCTATGTTAACATCTATGACGATCTACTCTTTAGTCAGGTGAAAAACGACTATGAGATTGATCAGATTATCAACTCGGCAGGCCCCACAAGCGAGAGCATCATACTCGATGTGGGATCGGGCACGGGTCATCACGTCGGCGCTCTCCAGAAGAAGGGTTTTAACGCCCGCGGCGTCGACCTGTCTCCTGTCATGGTGGCGAAGGCATCGGAGAATTATCCGGACGTGGAGTTTACGAGTGGGAATGTACTAGACACTATGCTATATCCAGCACAGTCCTTCACGCATGTCTTGTGTTTATACTTCACGATCTATCAAATTGAGGACAAGAAGCGATTCTTGCAAAACGCCTATAACTGGCTCATGCCGGGCGGTATGCTCGTGCTTCATCTAGTAGATCGCACGATGTTTGACCCCATTGTTCCCGCGGCGGCGTCGCTCATGGCGGTCTCGCCCCAAAAGTACGCTGACAAGAGAATAACCGAAAGCACCGTCGTGTTCGACAACATGCGCTACAAGGCGTCCTTTGTCGACGATTTCGCTAATGACGCCGCGGTCTTCCAAGAGACGTTCCAGAATAAGGACGGCGCCGCCGCTGGCACTACCGGAAAGGCCAGACAGAACGAGCATGTTCTGTACATGCCGACGCAAAAGTCCATTATCAACGCTGCGAAAGATGTTGGTTTCATCATGGTAGGAAAGGCTGATCTGCTCCCGGCAGGCTACGAATACCAGTACCTCTACATGTTGCAGAAACCCGAATAGATGGGGTGGGGTGGGGTGAGCTGTAGTGTTGTCTTTTTCTTGCTTGCAATACTTAATAACAATCATACTGTCTAGGCATGATTGTTTATTTCATAGCATTGATACTTTCTTTGTTTGTGGTGTTTAAGCTATGGTTCAGACTACGTTATCCCTTCTGGTCTCGTCAGCCGGTTTTCCATCTGCATAACTTGTGGTGGTGGATAAGGCCCGCAGGAACCATAAGCAAATCGCCGCCGACGCTCGATCGCTTCGTTAAACTTGTCGAAATATCGAATTACAAGTTCACGGAGCTGCCTGGTAGCCTTGTGCATCGTCATGTAGCATTCATCCGGAACTTTTACATGAACACCCGTGATTGCCAGTATCATCCCGCCATGTCAAATTATGCATCCTATTTCCAGGGACATTCATTCCCTTGCTTCGTCTCCCAATACACTCAACCACATCGGCTCTACAGTGTTGGCGGTGCGCATGGCGGCGCGCATGGCGGCGGTAGCGTCTGTACGCTAGAGGATATTATGGGCATCATGACAACCCGCCCCGTTTTTATGTGCATGGCCGGTCGTAGAAGACCGGTTTACTATGTGGACTATCTCTGCGTGCACTCTAAGCATCGGGGGAAAGATATAGCCACATCGTTAATCCATACACACCACTACCATCAACGCCGCAAGGAGCCGAAGGTGCACGTTTCTCTTTTCAAACGGGAGGGCACACTTATGAAGACCGTGCCACTATGCACCTTCCCGACTTGTACTCTTAGTGCGAACACGATCAGCTATATCGCCCATGACTTGGGCAAGAAAACCGAACTGCGTCGCGGATTGATGGCAACCATTCTTGACGAAGACAAGGCATATATTTTGGAAGATGCTATAGGAACGATGTGTCGAAAGGATGGGTGCACCATCGTCGCGGGACCTCAGAACATGCGCCGACTGCTCTCGACAGGGAACATCCACGCGGTACTCGTAACGATTCGTAACGAACGCATGGCACTGTTCTTTTTCAGAGATCAAACGTGCACATTCGGGGGGCGAAAGACCGCTGCGCTCATCGGGACTATTTGTTTGTCTCCCGATGCCGGTGCGCTGGACTTCGCGGCGGCGGCGGCGATGGCCTCAAGGAAGATTATGGCTAAGTGGAAGTACGGGGTTCTTTGCGTGGAGATGCTTGGAGATACGTGCTCATGGTACGCCGGATGGGAGGCCAGTAAGTCCTTTGAGGAGATGCTCCCACGGAGCCCTACCGGGTACTACCTTTACAACTTTGCCGCTCGCCCTTTAGACGCCAAAGATGTTACAATTGTTATATAAAGATCACCGTGTCAGACGGACTTACCGAATGTATTTACCAGCTCGAGCAAACGAGTCCACTACAAAGATAGTAAACACACCTAGGAAACAGTACAATATAAGCTCCTCATTGACGCTTCCGGCACGCACGTCCTGTTGCTCCTCTAGCATGTGGATGATCTGGTTTAGCTTTCTCAGTAGCTCATTTGACCCGCCGGCGGCGCCACTACCAGAAGCATTACCACTACCAGCAGCATTACCACTACCAGCAGCATCCGCATACATGGGCACAAGTCTCTTATAATAGTCCTGCGCGTAGCCCGACGGAAGGTTCTGAAAGCCCTCGACCGTGAGGGCGGCGTCGTTCGTGTTGCCCGGTGCGGGTTGAACGCTAGCGGTCGCGGACGGGGGTCTTGTCACACCGATGCTGGTGTCGAGTGGTGGCGCTTCCAGAGCGCGAGGATTGCATGAAGCCCCACTAATCGGATGAGTGGGAGGCCTAAAGTCTGCCAAACCGGCGCCTGCGTCTTCCGCCATGCTCGGCCGCGCCGGCTGCTGTTGCACAGTCGCCTGCGCATCCCCTGATAGCGCTCCACTCAGTGCTTGCATGTTCTGTCTCGATGCTCTTTTATGACGAAAGTTTGTCGTCTTAGTATCATCTTCACTAGGTACTGTAGCCGCAGTTAAGAGCAAAGACATTCTTACTACAGAACGAGATTATTTTTTAGCAATCGTACAATGCGCAATTTTTATCGCCTATATACATACGGAATGAGCGAGCTTCTGGCTGTGCCAACATTTCTGGATTTCGGAGTTGTTTTGGGTGTCTTACTAGCATATCACTACAGACCCAGCTTTATCTATGGGCTAGGATCATCTATGTGGGGTCGCTCACTGTTGGTACTTACCGTGGCGGCCGTCGCGTGCAGGGACCTGTTGGCTGGGCTCGCAATGGCCTTCCTTTGTGCCAGCGTTTTAGCGAACGTTCGCGAGGGGTTTAGTGATTCTGGGTCGGTTGACGACGAAGGACGGCTTGAGCATTCGCGTGCTTGGAATACTAAAACCGGGTACGGACCTACCGACCCCGCGGCGGGCGTACCAGTCCAACCGGTCTGCTGTAGTAAGACTGTGACAGAGGACTGCACTAACTGCGACGCGACCGACCTGCCTAGCGGAATGCCATGCAATGACGATGGCCAGTGCTACAGTGGAACGTGTTCGTCCACTCTTTTCAAATGCACCTCGGGCGCCAGCCCGTCGAGTGCACCAAGTGGTGGCCCGCCCAGTGCACCAAGTGCGAGCGGACCAGCGCCGCCTGCTAGGCCTCCTTCGAACATTAAGGACGAGGCGTCTTTCCGCGCCGCGTACTGTCGAAAGGACGAGGCGCTGGTTGATCCCAAGGGAAAGATGATATGTCTTGGAGATATTGAGCAGTCTTTCCCCTATGTAACCTTCCCGGAAGGAGGCATTTGCGATCCTTGCCGGAAGTCGTGTAAGTTCAGTGTTACAGATCGTCTTTCCATTGACGAAGCCTTGCGGCCCGCCAGCACAGGAACCACGGCTTCGTCCAAGAAAGCCAATGCGGCTCCCGATGGGGCTGTGGCGACCGCCGCCACTGCCGTGCCCGGCGCGCCTCCAACATCACCACCGTCCGGGGTGCGGACCCAGGTCCCATCGGGTGGTCCGCCTCCTGTGGGCGTGGCCACTGTAAAGCCGGCTGGTGATCCTCCGAGCACGTAACTATCTTACCATAGAGTATACTTATGGCCTCCTATAAGTACGCTCCGTATGTCATTAGTGCAATCGTTCTTATAGTGATTACCCCGCTACTGATCGCTATGCTGCAACCGCAGCCAACCGTCGAGGGTTTCGCTACCTTAGTATCGCTTAAACGTCGTACGTGGCGAACTGTTAGACAAGCACTCAGACGAAACATTCTATTCGCGAAGGACACGGCAAAACGACTTCTTAAGAGATTAGGTGTGTAATCTTTTGTCGCCTAAGTATAGCCAGAATGCTACTCGATATGCTTCGCCGCGGACTGTTCTCTCTCAACAACAGTAAGTTCATCGCCGGCATCATCATGATACTCGTCAATATCGGCGGACGCTACGTCGACCTCCGCTTCAGCCAGTCCCAGGAGGCGTTCATGCGCGGATCGTTCGCTAGAGAACTCTTTATATTCGCGGTCGCGTGGATGAGCACAAAGGACCTCGTTACCTCCATCCTTCTGACGGCAGCGTTCATGATTTTAGCGAACTATTTGTTCAACGAACAAAGCAATCTGTGTGTGCTCCCCGCACGCTACAAAAACCTCGACAAAGTGCTGGACACGAATAAGGATGGCATCGTGAGCAGCGGCGAGATCGCGGAGGCTCACGCAACTCTTGCCAAAGCGGACAAACAAGATAAACGCAACAAACAAGTTCAAGCACTCAACTATCTTGCATCCACCGCTATGTAGTTGAAAAATATCTATATGTATATTAGGATAACAGACCACTCATGGCTCTACTTAATATACATGTCAAGCTAGAAGGCGAAGCCGAAGATAGCTTCAAATACTCCCCCTACATGAGTAGAATTTCATATGGGCTGGGGTCGACGTCCCCTTTATATTTCCTTCCATGGGTGAAGATAACGCGAGATAACCTCGTCGTCCTTGCCAAAAAGCTTGGGCTCAACTCTGACGATAACTACTCGCTCGCCCGCATGTTCATGGTTCCCAAGTACCTAGCGAAGATGCTTGACACCTTCCCGCGACCCGTCACGTCAAACGCCGAGGAGAAAAGGTCGGTAATCGTATCCAACATACGAACTCTGCTGTCTCTAGTCTTCCCGGCCGGTGCGCCTCTCTATGTTAAGAACCGCATATTCACGATCGAAAGCCAAACCTGGAACGGTGAGTATAAGGAGAAAGACCGCAGAACCCCGGCGTCGCGCCGGAAAGCTTCAGCTTCGTCGAAAGCCTCGGCGTCGTCGAAAACGCGAAAGGTTTCTTTTAAGTTACCACCTTCATCGTCAACGGCGACTTCATCGTCAACGGCGACTTCATCGTCAACGGCGACTTCATCGTCAACGGCGACGCGATCGCGCGCCAAGAAGGGAGGCGCTGGAGGGGCGGAAGATGTACCGTTTATTTACGACATAGATGTCACACTGTCCGTAACACTTGGCCGAAGACCCGCGACGTTCACCCGCCGATTGCGGGTCTCGTGTCAAACGAGACGGAAGACGCTTCGCAAGGCAATCAAAGATGTCTTCCCCTCGTTCGATATAGGACCTGGAAAACAGATAGCGAAGTCTCGCCCGTCTAAGGTCCCAATTATGTATTCGTCCACCGGATACAATCTTCGCATGCCCTATACTCGCCAAAGCCCTTCACACTACCATTCATCTTACCCTTACGGCTATTCCAGCCCAACGCATTACGGCAGCAGCAGCAGTAGCCCTTACACGCACAGCCCTTACACGCACAGCCCTTATACGCACAGCCCTTACACGCACAGCCCTTACACGCACAGCCCTTACACCAGTTTCCACCCGCCGTCTTACCCACCACCGCCACGCAGCACTCTTGCCGAGCGTGCCAGACACGCAGGCGTCACTACTTGGTCTCGTTAAGCAACGCAAATATTCTAGATGAGTTCATCGCTCATCTAAAATAGCTAGTCTAGATTGTAACCACGGGGGATGGATGAGAGTAACATCATCACGATAGACAAGAAGAGCGGGATCGTACTAGGCAAGGACAAGTCGACTGGAGCGTTCTACATCTGGTTCGAGCTGTCTAATCCTAGTGTGGAGTTGCCCGGCATAGTCGACACAGCGATGTTTGACATGGTGGCAGGACTTAACCCTGATATTCTCGAACGCGTGGAGACACTGAACAAGACCTCGGCCGATAGCTTCGATACACTGTATGTTCTTAAGAGATTTGGCGCGGAGCTGGGTATTCCTCAGAAATACATGTACATACGCACGACTGTTAACAGACAGCCTGGGAAGATAACGATATCGGGACGGAGCGACTGGTGCGCCGTCGCCCTCCCAGCCGGAGCGTCGCCGATCCATGATTGCGTCTCCGAGATGGTGTTCTCATGGGCCGATCCGCACAAGGTACAGGTTTCATACATGTTTAAGGCTACGGTCCATGAGCGACTTCCGATCTACATGGAGAATATAATGGGTCTTCTTACCAAGAAAATGTTCCTGCGTGTTAAAACATTTATAGAAAATATGTGACGGTACTACAGTGTGGACCGGATATGAACATCGTGTGGAAGCATCTAGGGTTCGTGATGTCCTCGATAGTTATATTAACCATCGAGAGCGTGAAGTATCTTGTAACGCGCGATCAGTTGGCACTTGTTACCAACTTGGCAAACGGTCTTCTCTGTCGGAACATCTTCTATGTCAAGTTCCTTCAAGCGATATCGTCCGATTGCCAGTTGCTAGACGCGCCCTCATTAGAATACCTTTCACAGTACGCTGATAATGTGGCTCACGAACCCGAGGAGGTGGATAATGTAACGCTCAAGAAACTTACCGACAATGGAGTGCGTATCAAGAGCGAAGGTGATGAGTATCTCATCTCCAATGCAGGGATGGTGTCACTCGTATATCGAGGCGAAGTAACGGTCGATAGTAAGTCTATCGATGTCGCGGTTAAAGTCATGCGGAATGGTATTCGCTCCAAGCTGGAGGTTGCTCTGGAAGAGATCGAGGCGCTCGTATACGTCATCTCTTATCTTCCCTCTCTAAGAGCATTGAACATCGACGCCATGTTCACAGAGAACAAAACCGGGTTGCTCGAGCAACTTGACTTTGTAAAAGAAATTGAGAATATCAATGTGCTGCACGACATGAACAAGTGCATAGACTATGTGGATGTGCCGTGCACGTATCCGGGTTTTTCGAAGGGATGTGAAGACAGCGCTATCGTAATGGACTATTTGACGGGAAGGAAGCTCGCTGACTTAGATCCCGAGGATAAAGCACCATACAGTGCGTGTCTTGCCAAGTTTGACATTAAGTGCTTGTTGTTTGATGGCACATACCATGGGGACTTCCACCAAGGGAACATCCTGTTCATGGGCGACAGACACTCGCCATGTATTGGTGTCATCGATATGGGCGTAATATGCACACTAACTCGAGAAGAGCAGAATGACTTCTTCCAGTTCTTTCAGGCATTGCTAAAAAGAGATTACGATGTCGCGGCGGGCTCTATCCTTCGAACGTCAGCCGAGCCACGTGACCGCGTCGAGACGATTATCGCCGCCTGTTCTCATACGGTTGTCTCTAAATTGGCGGATATGCTGAAGACGGTGGCGGAAGAGTTCGGAGGATGCGGCGTGACTGATATCAACGGTCTCAACAACGTGTTGCGCGAGCACGGTTTGCGTTTGACAAAACTCTTCTGTAAGGTACAGCTGTCGCTCGCACTCGCCGAAGGCGTTCATCGAGGTCTGGAAACAGAGAGAAACTTCATTGAAGAGCTTGACGTGGCTTGTCGGAATATGTTTCCCATAGAACTAGTCTAAAATTGATACGTAAGCGCGTATATCATTGTTTTTAGAGCCATGATATACATTCTCGTCGACGGCAGCTACTACTGCTTCTACCGTTACTATGCACTCCACCAGTGGTGGAATAACGCGCATCGCGACGAGCCACTCGAGAACCCGATTGGTCAACCGGACTTTGTAGAGAGATACAGGTCTGCTTTCGTCAACAAACTAAAAGAGCTGAAGAAGAAGGTTGCAAAACTCCACGGCAAGAGCGAAACGGTCGCGATGTGGGTGAGTAAGGACTGCCCGCGCGTGAATATCTGGCGAATGAAACTGTTCCCCGGATACAAAAAGAACCGGGAGCGCGATGACGTCTTCGAGGGCGGGCCATTCTTCGCCATGGCGTACGACGGACTGTTTACCGACGGAGGTTGTGAACAGTTGTTGAAGGCCCCGTCGCTCGAGGCGGATGATTGTGTAGCCATCGCCACACGACTTATCCTAGACAAGTCGCCCGACAACAAAGTCGTAATCGTAGCGAGCGACATGGACTATCTACAACTCGCCAGTGACCGCGTCTCTATCATGGACCTAAAATACAAGCTACTCACCGATAGTCCCAGGTGTTACGGCGACCCCCAGAAAGACCTATTTTGCAAAATCATGGCGGGGGATACGAGCGACTGCATCCCAGGCATCTTCCCAAAGTGCGGTCCGAAGACAGCCGCCAAATGCTACGACGACCCGGATTACAGAGCTAAATGCATGGCCAAGCACCCCGGCGCCGCCGATCAACTTGCCTTGAACAGCACACTTATTGACATGAGGCTGATCCCTGCCGAGCTGCAGGAACCCGTCGTTTGCCAAGTGAACGAGGCCCTATAAACTACCACCACGGAAGTCCGCCACCACCCTCGACATGACGGTTCTCGCCTACACTAAGTAACGCTGTGCGGCCAGCGCAAAGTCGATAAACCCCTTCATTATGTAGGAAAGTCATAAAATGCAAAAATATCACTTTTTAAAGGGTGGTGAGAATATCAGAATTAGACATAGAAAAGTATGTCTAGTTTTTGTTTGACCGACCACTTATAAAAACGCAGATTTTTGAAAAAATGACTTCAGAGCATAATGGTCTCATTTTAGGTTTACGCGCGAAACCGCTGAGACCATGACTGAAAAAACAGCACCGAAAAAAGGGCACCACCCCATGATAAAATGTCTCACTATGTCAAGTGGCCAATGGAAACTTTAGGAAACACCGAGGTAACGAAAAGTAAGAGCAAAAAATATGCATGTGAAGCTTGTGACTATATTACGTCTCAAAAGGCAAATTATACAAAACATTTATCAACCGGTAAACACAACAAGATTACTATGACTACAGGGTGTAGTCACAAATGTGTCTGTGGCAAGTTGTACAGTAATCGCCAAAACCTATATCGTCACAGAAAAACGTGCGATGTAGTGAATAACCCCACTGCAAAAGTAACCGAAGTAACGAATTGTTTCCAAATGTTTCCTGAAGATCATAACAGACATGAATGCGCTTGTGGATCCACCTACAGTACGAGGAGTGGGCTCTGGAAGCACAAGAAAGCCTGCCTACATGGCGGGGGGGAGGCGGAGAACGTGGTGTTGCCGACGGTCGACAACACCGAGGTGCTGGAGGTGCTGGACTTATTGCAGTCGAAGATGGATAGGGCGGAGGAGGAGAGGAGAAGGGCGGAGGAGAAGATGGATCGGGCGAAGGAGAAGATGGACCGGGCGGAGGAGAAGTTGGATCGTGCGCAAGAGTCTAACGAGCTATTGAAGGAGGAGATGAAGCAGATCAAGTCCGGGGTGCTTACTGCTGTCGCAGAGCCCAAGGTGGTGAATAACTACAACAATATCAACTTATTTCTGAATGAGAGGTGCGGGAACGCGATACCTATACAGGACTTCGTAAAGGACTTGGTGATTGGTGTGGAAGATGTAGATTATGCTCTTCAGAATGGAAAAGCGAGCGGCATTGCAAACATCATAGAGAGGCGCGTCGAGGAGCTGGGCATGTATAGTAGGCCACTTCACTGCACGGATGTCAAACGGGCAACAATGTATGTGAAGGGTGCGGAGGGTTGGGATAAAGAAAAAGGCGAGATGACCAAATTGATCCAAGATGTAAATCATGCGCAGGTGAAGGGGATAAAGATATGGGAGGCAGCGCATCCGCGGTGCTTCGATACCGGACATGACAGGGAGAAGGACCAGTGGTTTAAGATAGTGAAGTGCTTGACGAACAATATTGAAGGGGTTGGAACGCGCAAGATATCGAAGAGATGCTACGAGGTAAGTAAGATAAACCAGGAAGACATGGTTTGATATACGTTTCAACACCAGAAGGTCGTGGTGTTTCGATGGCCCAACTTGGCATTTGCCAGCGTTTCTACCACGCAGACGCGGTACGTGATTTTGTTAAGCTCCGACGCACTGACCTCTTTGGTAGTGAGATGCAGCAGCAATGTCTTCTCGATGTCGACGAGTTCGGCGTTAAGGTTATTCATCTTTTGTAATGGTATTGATGTGCGTATTCCATATCATTTTTCCCTTTAAATCCACGTTGCGCCAACTATAGGTCGAGCGCCACAGAGTTCTTTTCACTTCTCGGCTTTCTCCCTCGGGTGGGCTTCGGTAGTTGTTTGCTGGTCATCTCTTTCAGTTCCTTCAGGCTAATTGTGCTGCTGCCTTGGTCGGCTGGTTTTTGAAGGTCAACGGTCTTTGTTCTCATACGAGACAGAATGTTCGATATGTCGCTGGGTCCCTTCATCTCGGCGCGTGCCTGGTGGGCAGCGGCAGGGGTGGGTTGACGCATGGTCCTCTCGGGTTCATTCGGGTTGCCAAAGTTATCGCGCATGTCGATGCCTGCCGAAGGCATCTTGCCACGAGCCATGTCGATATCGGGTCTGGCTGTTGGTGGCGGCTGCGCCGGCGCTTGACCCGGACCACCGCCCGGACCACCACCCGGACCACTGCCCATCACACCGTTCATGAAGCCGCCGAAGCCCGGGTTAGACTGCCCCATGGTATTCACGGCAGCCTGGGTGAACTGTTGCATAAGGTCGGGGTTCTGTCGCATTATGTCGTCCATGCCCGGCATTGAGGACTTGAACATCGTGTTTGTCATGTGCAACATGATGGCAGAACCTCCCAACTGAAAGAGCAACTTGATCTCGGGCGCCATCTTCGCCTTAGAGTGGTATTTTTCGTGGAGCTCAGCGAAGATTTCATCGTAGTCGGTAATGTTCTCATGGACTTGCTCAGCCCATCCCTCTAGTTTGACGTCGAATGGATCGAACTTCCCGTTCAGATATTCCAAGCCGGTTACAGCCGCCATCAACATCTTCCCCTGGAACTTCACACTGTTCGTCCTTTCCTTCTCTGACACTGCGGTCTCATATTCACCAATCATCTCGTCCAGTGAAGACTCCATCGTGTAGTGCTTCGTTAGTTTCCCACCTTTCTGCTCAATCGCCTCGAGCCTCTTCAGATAGGTAAACTTCTCCTTCAGAACCTCTTCCTTTGTTTTGGGGATCTCTGAAGGTATGAGCGTCTCGGCATCGCCGTGGGTGGTGTTGCTTCCCAGCCATCCGGTTGGTTCGATCGGTGTGTTGGCAGTGGCGGCGCCCAACCTGACCGGCTCGTGAGCACCGTCATCGTCATTTAACTTCGTGTTCTCCGGACCCGCTTTTGTGACAGAGAAAAGGGAGCTCCTAGGTTCCACTCTCAGCACGGTGGGTGGCGCGTCTGTGAGTTCGTTTAGCTCGGCCTCGATTTCCTCAATACCGCTAACTTCGGGTGTGTTGCGCCCTTCTCCCGTCTGCTTACTGCGCTGTCGGTCGTTCATGAGGAGCTCGAGCCCACCTCCACTACTCAATGCCGTCGACTTCGGGTGTGCGTGCCGCGGGATGGAAATATTGCAAGCAGAGTCGTCCATCTGGTCCATCTCGATAATCAAGTCATCCGACATTATGTTGTCACTACAATTAAAACTTCTAAATCTTACGCCTTAATGGTTAGGATTGCGCGTACCAAACGAGTTGTAGCAAGCTATCGGCAAGATCGTCTTTTTTCCGGCTGCTTTCGAATACGGCCAACATAACCGTGTCTCCCCGAAGGGCGAGCCAGCTTCTGACGATGGCGACACCTCTCTTCTTTCGTCCCGAATAAGTCGTTGTGTCAAACGATTGACACTGGCTACTTAGCTGCTCGGGAACGGATACCTTCAGTTTGTTCGACGATGATATGGTTAGAATAGCGGCAGCAGGGTGTCTAAGGATAAAGTACTGGTAGATCATGCCTTGGATGGTTCGCATGCGTGTGGCGATAGTCCCGATCTGGTTCTCGACCAGTACAACGTCGATGGCGCCGCCCATCAAAAGGGTGTCGAGTTGCGTAGCCATCTGACGGCCTATATCTATCATGTCCATCTGAGCGGCTTTCGGCGGCCTGACAGGTACAAGACATGTCTCGTTGATCCTTTGTTCTAGTAAGTCGCAGATGGCTTGCTTGCCCTTATGTTCCAACAGTGCGTCGTTAAGTCCGAGTTCGGTAGCGATCTCCCTCAATCTCTTGAGCTTGATGCGAATGAGGTTGTTTGCGCACCCCTGGGGTAGCTTTGCACCGCCGCCTTTCTTCCCATGTCGCCCGCATAAAGGTGTGTCGTTCAGGTGGAATGTTGCCTTTCTTTCACACTCGGAGCATTTGGGAGGTGAGTAGCCGGTCAGGTCAATAATGCCCCACTGTACGATATCCCAAGCGTGATCGGCATTTACCATGGCCGCACAGTAAGCAAGGTTTTTGATGCCTACGTCGAAACTAATGACACGTTTTCCATCGTGTGACATAGTAGTACTATATGCATAGTGGCTTATAATACAACTTTATGTGGGTAACGCCCCGAATCTCTAGTTTGGGTTCGGATAACCCTGTTTGAGGTACTGATCTTGGGAGAGGATTGGCGCTGTGAGGCGACATTCGAGCTGGTAGGATGACAGATACGCGTTTTTCAGATCGCTGGTCTGGTAGCCGAATGGTTGTGTGCTCTCAGTGCACGACTTGTAGAGGAAAGGGGTTCCAGACTGCGGCTGATTGGTGCCGTATCGTGCCGGGCACGCGCAGCACTGGTTACAGGCCCCAAGCTGGTTCTCAAGTATGATGCTATCTGCGTTCTTCGTCAGATATTGACGGTATTGCCAGTTTGTCTTAATGCCCTCCTCTTTTCGGATGTTGTTATTGATCGCCGCGCCCGGCTGCCAGTCGGCGTAATTGCGACCGTCGGACATCAGTGGCGGGAAGCCAAAATGAATATTATTTGATCCGGACTGACACGTGCCCCAACTCATAGTATATAGGGTTCAGAAAAAAAGAAACAGTCGCCGCGCGTGTCATCACGCCTCCTCGCCGTCGCCGTCCCCGTCGCCGTCGCCGTCCCCTGTGGCGCCTTCGCCCAACTCGATAATCCCCGTTTTGTCAACGGCAATCTCACCTACTAGAAGGGATATCAGTGCAGGTTTTCTCAACTTTTTCCCTTGTTCCATGTTCTCTAGGAGACCCATTTCCAGAGCTAACACGCGGAGAGGATCGACCTTCATCTTGTGGTAGTCTGGCGAATCCTCTATGACGGCTGGCTCAATGTCGGGCAACACCTCTGCTTGCAATATTCCACTGAGTTCGATAACTCGCGTTTCAAGATCAGCGGTGGGGTGCGTACTGCTGACGTCGGACAGTTCACTCACGATACTGTCTGATACGGAGTCGGTTTCGTACTCGCTGCCTAAATCACTTTCGCCGTTTGACCCGTCTTCTGAGACGAGGATGCGCTCTTTCGGCCCCTCGGCGGGCGCCACCACCGTCGCAGCGTTGAGGTTCGTTTGTGGGGGTGCTGTGCACGCTGTCGTGGGTGGTGCGTGCGCAATCATATGTTGATGTTGCTGTTGTTGCGCTATGAAAGTGCGCAGCACCCTTGCTTGCTCCATATGGGACCTTTCGAGGTCGGAGATACGCGCGCGCATATAGATAAATATCGCGCCTCCTACGATGAGAGCGGCGGCAATACTGATGACGAAAGGCGTAGCGTCAAAACCGAGGATGCCCATTAATAGTAATTGCGCTCAAAAACTAAAACACAATAGAACGTATTAGGCGCTGGGCGTCGGCTGTTACTTCTTCTGGGTAGTCGAGGTCGCGTAATACCTTAATGCCGCCCCTATGCGACGAAATGCCGTCCCTTTTCCTAAAGGAGTATGTAAAGTCGATGGGATGTGACGGGTCCTTGGCCCCGTCGTACACGGGGATGCATTCCATATGGATATTTTCGATGTTTGACTGTTTGGACAGTGTTTTGCACAATCGCGTATAGTGTGTAGTGAGGGCAAAGTTGACGTTTCGTTTTTTCCCAAGGTGACGAAGAAAGGCCGTTCCGCACGCTGTTGCCTCATACGGGTTTGTCCCTGAGTAGAGCTCATCGAACACGCACAGGTGCTTGCCTGACTTGTCTTTCTCGATGTCGCGCAGCATCTCGGCACACCGTCGTGCTTCAGCTTGGAATAAGCTGTCGCGCCCGGCCGTATCAGGGATGTTGAGGTAGCAGTGGTACTGGCTGTATGGCGAGATCGATGCCTTGCTGAAACAACCGGCCCCGAACTGTTGGCATAGTATGGTGTTTGACAGTATAGTCTTTAGAAGAGTGGTTTTGCCGGACGCATTTGGCCCGGTGATGATCTGGTGTTTCTTTAAGGAGAAGGAGTTCGGGACGGCGTTAGACGACGGACTGGTAAGCATCGGGGGGTAGATCGCGTCTTTCATCGACGTGCGCTTTCCGAACGAGAACGTGTTGATCTGGCCTTTGTCTAGTCGCGACTGGACGCCCTGCATGGTTTTCATGTAGGAATACAACGAGAAGGATCGCTCTACGAGTTCGTTGACGTCTTCGTCCTTCCGTAGCTTGTAAAACGTGCTCATTATTGTCCCAATTTGGCCCAACGCACTAGGTCGGAGAGAGTGTGGCTTAATATGAGATAGCTTATCGGCGAGGTGACGCGCATCTTCCACTTCTTCGGCAACCATTTCGTCAAACATTGCGTAGGCACCATGCCCCGCCATCTTTTCACGAAGGCGCGACATGTACTGTGTGTACGATCCAAGATGTCTTCTAATGATAGCTAACGTTTCGTGTATCGCGTATATGTTTCTCTGAAACCGCACGCACGCGCACACGTTCTGATATATCTGGAATACGTAGAACATAGCGGATATTATAAGATACACCCTTTTGTCCCAACCTCCGCCTCCAAACTCCCCAAAAAGTCGGCCAAACGCATGGTGCTTAACAACGGCTTTTAAAGACGATGCATATGTGGCGAATGAGATGTTTACGCCGCGATATTTCAGCAGAAAAAAAGGCACCACTAGTAGAATCAGTGGAAGCGCAAGAGACAGTATGGGTGAGGTCATATGGTACATGGACGCTGCCTGCATGGCCTGGGGTAGACGGTTCATGGGCTGTGCCCAGCCCCACTCGACATATTGATGCTTTTCTAGAAAGTTCGGCTCTGCCATTAGTTCTCGCCATCGGACGTAGGCTTCGCGGGAGTTATCGATCTCTTCTTTCTCCAATTCGAATGCCTTTTTCTTGAGCAACGATTGGGTCTGAGAGAGAAACGACACGTCCCATGTGTAGAGCGTAGCCATGTGTCTGGACATGGCCTGGTCGGCCACATGATCTAGACCCCATAAATCATTCCATAGGGAGCCACCACCAGAGCAGTCTTTATAAGAATGCAGCTCCAGATCGTCCATGAGCTCGTTCGAGAGGGAACCAGTTTTCTTTTTCACGAAGTCTATGGGGATCGTATCTCCAGGTGACATACGATCCGCTAAGTTAAAACTATATAGCATTCAACGCGTGGAGAAATGCTATATGCGGAGACCCATTGCTCGGACGAACCTACGCCTTAACGAACGTTGCGGGGAGCTCTAGTATGTGGGTGTCGTAGTGCGACTCAATATCTTTCATCTTTCGCGTATCACGGCGGGTAATGAAGCTGATACCGACGCCCTTCCGCCCCCAGCGTCCACTACGTCCAATTCGGTGGAGGTACGTGTTGATGTCCTTCGGAATATCAAAGTTGATCACCGTGCTCACCTGCTGGATGTCGATGCCGCGTGCTGTGACGTTGCTAGAGATAAGGACGCGATGCTTTCCAGACTTGAACTCGTTGTAACTTTGCGTGCGAGCATCCCTGTCCATGCTCGAGTGAATACAGCAAACCGGAAACCCGTCGCGCGTGAGTGCGTCATTTAGATCGCTCACGCGTCTGACACTGTTGCAGTAAATAATAGACTGCGACATCGACAGCGTCGCAAAAAGGTCCTTGAGCGTCTGGTATTTGTCACTGTCATCGTCGAGGGCCACGTAGTACTGGGCGATGCCCTCGAGTGTTAACATCTCGGCCTTCACGAGGATTTTCACGGGGTCTCTCATGAACTTTTCTGCAAGAGAATGGAGCTCCGGGGGCATCGTGGCACTGAAGAGTCCTACCTGTACTTTAGTATTGATGTATTGGAAAACATTGTACACCTGCTCCTTGAAACCATGAGACAACAGATCATCGGCCTCGTCGAGGATCATCAACTTGACCGAATATCCATTCAGTGCGGAACGACGGAACATATCATGCACGCGGCCCGGACATCCGACTATGATGTGTGGCGGATTGCGACGGAGTCTGCTAACGTCGTCATCGATTGACGTCCCTCCCACTAGCAACTGCATGCGTAGCCCCTCCATCTTATTGCCCATGGACTCAAGCACCTCGAGGATTTGCCGAGAGAGCTCTCGCGTAGGAGACAAGATGACCACTTGTGTCTTGTCCATACCAATCTCGAGACATTGCAGAGAGGCCACGACGAAGCAGCCGGTCTTGCCAGTTCCGGACTGGGCTTGCGCGATCGTGTCCTTACCGTCCAGCATGGGTGGGAGACCGCGTTTCTGGATGGGGGACGGGGTTTCAAATCCGTAGGCATAGATGCCTCGCAGGATATCCGTATTGAGGCAGTCGATGTCTTCCCAAGAGGTTAACTCCTTCGGGACATATTCGGTGGCGTCCGATGCTTTATCTGTGTCGGTCATGATGAGCTTACATTACGCTGGGCGTTTAAATGTGTTTGTGCAACTATATGTACAAAATTGATATAGATGTGTTTCCACCCCTTCTTGACAACTATGACGTGCCCCGACATCACATATTCACTGGAGGAGTGGCAATCAATCTCGTCGACAGAGCCGCCGGCGCTATTGCCACAGTCCGCTGTTGACTTAATAAATGAGCTTGCCGCGTTGGTAGGTGCGCCAACGTATGTTCGCACGCCGGTCTTCACTCGGGAGAGCGCTCGCGGGGGAGGGGGAGGTGGAGGTGGAGGAGGCGGCATTCCGACTTCTCGTTGTGCGCCCGGGCGGCGTCGGGGCAACCGACCGAAGCAGTTGTCAGATGACGACTGGGAGGCGATGCGTAGTTTTGAGTCGACCACGAAGGTGGTGCGCGAGGGACCGGAGATTTTCGTCGATCAAATCCGCAAGGCGATCAACAAGCTCTCTGATACCAACTTCACCACCCAGTTGACGGATATCGTAGTACAGTTCTCAAACGGTGAAGAAGAGTGCGATGAAGAGACGCTTGCTTGCGGCGTGGATATGATCATAACGATGGGAACAGCGCGCCTGTTTTACGTAGAGCTGTATGCTCGTCTAGTGAGCAGGTTGTGTATTCGCTTGCCATGTTTGTTTACGGGTAGGGTGAACCATTTGACGGAGGTTTTTACAGCTTTGTGCGACAGCATCAGGACGTGTAATCCCAATGAGGACTACGACCTGTTTTGCAGGATAAATGAGGAGAATGAGCGTCGACGGGCGCTAGGGGCGTTCTTGATGGAACTGGTCACTGCGGGGACGTACGAAGTGGGCGATGTTGTAGAAGTGTTGGTGGACGTCCAATCGCGCATTGCTCGTTCTATCTCTACAGAGGGCGAGACGTACAAGTCGGAGGAACTGACTGAGGTACTGTATGAGATGTTGAAACACCGGGGCGCGTCCTTCGCTGATGATTGTGATTGCTGGGACGAGATTACATCGCGCGTTGACGCAGCGTGTGCCATGAAGGTGCGAGACTGTCCAGGACTGAGCAATAAGTCGCTCTTCAAGTGCATGGATATTCGGGATATGCTATCTTAAGAGTGACGGCTTAGACGCAGCATCGTGTGGTATGGAATATGGTTATTGAGTGTGTTGTGAATGAAATATCGCAAGCGAATAACGAGGTAGCGTCGTCGGATGTGCAAGTCGAGTTGGACGCAATGCTCTCAACTATGGCCGTTCCTTTTTCTTTGGTGGATGGGGATGAGGTGCTAGCTCGTTGTGTGGGTATGGAGATGAATCATACAAGAAAAGCACTATGTCACATCGCGGGGTACTATGGGATCGGTCAGAGACGTCGTTCGAAGTCCGAGATAGCGTTGGATATAGTGATGTTCGAGGCGAACATAGATAACGTTGCGAAGGTGGCTGACCGGGAAGAGTGTTGGAGAGCACTGGAGTTGGTCAGGAGCGACGCGTATATGCGCAAGCATGTAGTAATGATATGAATATTATGTCAGCTTATGGTATATGGTCCGTTCGGTTATATCGAAGGAGGTCAACTATGATGAGACTAGGGGTTTGAATGAGAAGGACAAGTTATACCAGTCCACAATCTACGTGGTAACCCTCAAAGGTGTGACTGTCGAGGTCGCGCTAGGTCAGGCAGAGTACAAACTGGACGATGGTCTGGTGTACTACCCAGTATACCTAGTTAAGAACGGTGAGTTTGACAGTCAGATTGGCGTATATGAAACTGTTTCATCGCGGTTGCCGTCGCTTATTGATGCAGACGGTGAGGTCGATTTGGCAAAACTAGGAGAGCCATTGCTTTACTCCTTTGTAGATCGTCCCATGCTAGAGGCTGCGAAAGCAGCAGGCGGTGATGGCGACAGTGGTGATGGCGACAGTGGTGATGGCGACAGTGGTGATGGCGACAGTGGTGACGGGGATGGGAATAGTAGCGATGGTGACATCGCCGATGAGCACACGCCCGAGCAGAACAAAAAGACGGATGAGGATGAGCGCGCGGACTACGATCCGCAAGAGGAAGATACTTGGGTTGAGGTCTATATGGAGAACAATAACTATACAGTCTTGGACAACGAAGGTGGCGGAGATTGCTTGTTCGCTGCGATACGGGACGGTCTGGCGTCCGTCGGAGAGGATGTCAGTGTTGCAGAGATGCGGGAGAAGCTGGCTGAGGCGGCAACCCAGGAACTATATGAGGGCTACAAGGAGCAGTTCGATATGTACTCCGGTATGTTGACAGCGGCCAGGGCGAACGTCGCAAAGTTGGGTAAGACAAGCGCCGCTTTAAAGCGGGAGCTCCGCAAACGTGGTAGAGACTCTGGTGTGGTACAGGAGGTGAGGGATAAAGCGGCAGCGCTGGCGGAGGAGTTGGCAGCGGAGAGGGGCGAGCGCGATATGGCAGTGGCGATGCTGGCGGAGTTCAAGTGGATGCATGGCATCTCGTCATTGGAGAGCTTCAGAACGAAGATACAGACGTGCGCCTTCTGGGGTGACACTTGGGCGATATCCACGTTGGAGCGCCTGTTGAAAACTAAACTTATAATCCTTTCCGAAGAGCGGTTTGACGAGGGGGACATGAGCGGTGTTCTGCAATGCACAGAGCTCGGGGACAAAGTGTTAGAAGAGGCGGGGGTTTTCAATCCAGAGTGGTATGTTATGCTGAGCTACAATGGATCGCATTACAAGCTAATCTTGTACAGGAGTTTAGGCGCAATGCATTTCGCTCAGATACCTTTTGCTATAAAGCAGAAGATTGTCGACAAGTGTCTTGAGCGTTTGGCTGGGCCGTTTGCACTTATACCGGGATTTGTAGAGCTACGTACGGCGGAGGCTGGGGAAGCAGACGATAGTGCTGGGGAGGAGCTGGCGGGCGACGATGACGCAGTGGTTGCGATCCAAGATGAAGCGGATGAGGGTGGGGAAAGTGGACTACACCAGATGCGTGAGATCGTTCCAGAGGATGAGCTAAGTGACGAGGCTGCGCTGTCACTTTTGAAACGTGCGGATGGTAATGTTCTACGCGCGCTGAACATGTTTTATGAGGGGGTGGCCGAGCGTCCGGCGGTGCCCCATTCCGATGAGGCAAGTGTGCCGGAGGCAGCACTACCAGAAGCGCACTTGGCAGCACTACCAGAAGCGCACTTGGCAGCACTACCAGAAGCGGGCGACCCGCTGGCATCGGACACACAGGACGAGCTTACGATCGGTGCAAGGATGCCTGGTAGACCTCTACCGGGCAAAGGAGAAGGCGAAAGCGTAGTAGATCCGTCCAAGTACGCCATTCTGTCTAGTATAAAGGACTGGAGGCGCAAGTTGCACGATACGCACATGCATCCGGTAACTATTACTGGGGTCGACGGCAAGAAAACGGAGTATCCAAGTGGCCAGCACTATCTGTATTCTCGGCTGGTCGCGCACAACCCTTCTTTTGCTAATTAGTTCGTGTCTGGTTCGGGGTCTGCTATCGCAAAGAGCGTGGACGCCGCAGAGGCCGCTGTGGGCAAGACGGGGCTTTACAAGGGCAAGCGGTTGCGGGCTGTGGACATCGATGTCCGCGATGCTCCTAACGAGGAGCGCGACGTAGACAGGGTAAGGATGCTCAAGTCAAAGTTTGTTGATCGTACCATGCGTGCGGCGCTAAATGCGACAGGCGAGGCGAAGTTGTTTGAGCGGATGTCTAGAAAGCCGAAGCGTCTTGACAGGTGGTTGATGAAAGAACGCTAGAGAGAGAGAGTATTGCAAGCAGGCGAAGATTTGTTGTATCGATGCAACTGTATCGATATAACGTGGTCATACTGAATAAATATCGTACCTATATGGTAGTCGATGGGACTGTCGCGTCTATCACGGTATCAAGTACGCCATCTGCTGCCACTAGTCGGAAAGTGTGGACTCGACATGTCAAAGCAAAGCGACGCCGTTACTAGACGTGTCCTTCGTGCCGTAATCAACGACATACGGCGCGGAGATGCCATGGCCCTGAGGCGGAGCAAGCATTGCACGCTAACAGCGTCTTACGCAATAACGTCGGTTAAGAAGCTGCCTCTGCCCGCAAGCGGCAGTTTTCATTCTTCGTATTTTATGCCTAGCGAAATCCGCTCATCCATAGAAAAAGGGTCGAACTGGCTCGTCAAATATGAGTGTGAATTGCAACTAAGCCACGGGAGAACCGTTGCGGTGGTTTTCAATATTGTGTCCGTTGATAAGTATCACGGAAGCCCGGCAAAGTCTGAAGCAAGAGCGCGAAGTGTGGTGTTGAGAATGCTCAGATGGCTTTGTGTGGCCTACGCTCACTCCGACAAGAGATGTGGTGGTGACTTAGAAGTTTATTTCTATGACCTTACATGTCCGAAGTCTGCTCCGTTAAGCGACGCCCAGGTTTTGTCTACGTCCCATGTAAATAGTGCGTATGCGGACGTTTGTGCGCCGCATGGAACCATAACTATCTTCAGACGCGAGGAGTGGTTTAAGGTTTTTGTTCATGAGACCTTCCATGCACTCGGGCTTGACTTCGCAACACTTGATCAAAGTAGGTTTGACATGGGGCTAAAAAGTCTGTATCGTCTTTCCATCGATTACGCTGCACAGGAGATGTATGCTGAGACCTGGGCGCGTGTGGTGAACGTGTGCTACGCGGCGTACGACTCGGCGACAGATACGGCTCAGAGCATCGACGCCGCAATAGAGTTACTACAGTTGGAGAGGCTGCATGCGATTGAGCAGTGTGATAGGGTTCTCGCCCACATGGGCCTTACATATTCGATCTTGTCTAGTAGAGACCCCGTGAACGTTCGAACCCGGCAACTAGCCTACAAACAAAACACCAATGTGTTCTCGTACTACGTGGCAACGGCGGTCATACTGGGGGAGTTCCCACGCTTCTTCGCTTTCTGTCGCGAGCATAATACCGGACTGTTTGACTTCGAGAAGTCAACACACACAATGTTGGCGTTCACCGCGATGTATCTCGATATGGCGACTGATGACACCGTTGAGAACGTTTCGCAATGCTTGCGGTCTTCGCGCGGCGTGAGCGGGAGTTCTATGATGATGGGTTGTGTTGACTATGCATAGAAGCGCATTTGGTAGCGCTGCGAAGGCGGGGCTTGATCGCTGCGCTCGCTTGCTTATGCTTCGCACATAGCTCCTCAAATAACTGGACCGGCCTACCACAAGTCCTCTTACCATTTGTGTTGGAGGCGGTACACACATATTGCATTGTCCCCTGCCCTTCGGGGACCTTAGCTTTGTTTTTCATCCAGGCTTTGCTGGCACCGTCAAAGTCAATGCCGTTCCAGCATGTTCCTCGGGTAAGCATTTTCTGTATTACGAGACATTCCCTTATGTGTTTCTGGTTAAAATTGATATTCTCCTTCGGAAGAGTGTTGTCACGCACAAAAGAGAATGGGTGTCCCCCAGTTGAACCGCTATTTGCGCACTCACTGCGCTGATAATATATGTCAACTACAGTTGACTGCTTTGCGAGGACGGTGCGTTGCCATCGATGCGAGTATATATATGTATAGGGCCCTTTCGGACGACTGTCTTGTCGAAGGTATGTTCCAGTTGTTATCAGTTCTGCGGCATTGCGGTGTCACACCGGTGCTTGTCTTTGACGGGAAGGCGCCAGCTGAGAAGAACGCCGTACTAGAGGAGCGCAGAGAGAGGAGGCGAAAGGCGACCGTACGGCGAGGCGAGATCGAAGCATTGCTTGTCGAGTGTGCGGACCAGGATGACCGCGAGGACCTGCAAGCGGAGCTTAACTCTGTCAAGAAGGCGGCCGTGCGCCTACGCAGGTCGCTCAACTTGTAAATAAGAAGCATGTCTACGCTTGTTTGAGCGAAGACATGGACATGTTCGCTTACGGATGTAAGCGGGTGTTGCGATACCTGAGCCTACTGGCCAGGACGGTAGTAATGTACGATTTCGACAGTATCATCGAAACACTGGACATGACAGCCAGCCAGTTTCGGGATGTGTGCGTCTTGGCAGGGACGGATTACAATAAGGGTGTGTGCGGGAGGACCCCAGTTGCGCGCGCCATGGAACTTCACCTGGCCTACCGGCAGGGAGACACACTAGGTGCCGACTTCTTTGAGTGGTGTGAGCAAGAGGGCCATCTTGGGGCGGACGGGAACGCCTACGCATTGCTCGTGATAAGCCTCATGTTTAAATTGGCAAACTACGAACTACCCAAAGGTATTGGCCCTCACACCTTTCGCGACGGGCCGATCGCTATAGAGAACATGGAGCGTGTGCTTGGTCCACTAGGCTTCGTGTTTCTCCCACCTCCACCGGGTTAGAGAATATTGCAAGCAAGAGGGGTGATCTTGTACGACCATCCTCTCTTTTTCTCCATGGTCTCCCGCCCAACACAAATCGAAAGCTACCCGCTTTCAACTGTGGCCGGGTCAACGACTGTGGCGGGGTCAACGATCGTTGTCTGAACTAGCTTCGAAGATACTAAGTAAGGGTCACAGTTGGACGCGGGACGTCGATCTTCATAGTATCCTTTACCCTCTCTAGCCGTATCGTTCCCCACTCGTACTGAGGCGCTGCGATCTCCGATGCCTATGGAGAATGTGTCAAATCTCGCCGTTTCGTTAGTTCCAGTCATGCGTAATCTGTTGCTTTCGCCATATATCTCCATATGTTCCGCGTGCTTTAGCCCGAGGAGACGACCATGCTCCAGTATTACAGAGAGTCCGTCCATATCATGCGTTCCTTCTCGCGTGTCTCTAGTTGAATAGTTCGTATGACATCCACTGCCATTATGTCCGGGCCACGGCTTAGGGTGCCAGATGACGCTAGTGTCGTGGGCTTCTGCAACTTTTTGCAGCAGGTAGCGCGCCACGATTAACTGGTCGGCCGCCTCAATGCCCGTCACGGGCCCGATTTGAAACTCCCATTGTCCAGGCGCAACCTCTGCATTTATACCCGATACTTGCAACCCCGCCCGTAAGCAATGTTGCATGTGTGTCTCCGCGACCTGTCTCCCGAAGACGTTTCCGCTACCTACGCCGCAGTAGCTTGCTCCAAGGATTATCGAGTCGCTCCGGCGAGGCGGTGATGCGGCAAGCGGCGACACGCCTAGAAAATATTCTTGTTCGAAGCCAAACCATGGCTCAGACCAGAAGGCCACCCCATGTTTGAATATGGCTGCCGCAACATGTCGTGTATTGCTAGGAGTAGGCTTACCCTCGGTCGTGTACGTGTCGCACAGTGCAATGTATGCGCGAGCAGGGGGGCCTGGACGACCCAGTCGCGTAATCGAAGGATTGTGACAAACGAACTGAGGTACGATGACTATTTCGGATTCATACGTGGCAGACTGACCAGTAGAACTTCCGTCGTAGTTCCATTTGGGTATGTCCGAGAGTGCGGGAATCGCGGTGCCAAACGATCTGGGTATAACCCGAATCTTACTCCGCAATCCCTTGAATGCATCTAGCCAGAGGTACTCTACTATCGATGCAACCATGTTCTCTGTTTAAATGCACAGATGTTTGTGTGTTTAAACTGCAATTAATTATTATCTTATTATCTTATTACGCCGCTCCTCGCTCACTTAGCGGCCGCCGCCGCTGCTGCTGCTGCTGCTGCTGCCTTATCTGCCGCCTTCTGGAAGTGTGGGCTCATGTAACGCTGCAGGTTAAAGTAGGTGAGCTCGTCAGTCGGCTTCAGCTTCAAGAGCTTGGCCAGCGCCTTGTCCGGGTTGATCTTCCGGCCGTTGTCCTTGTCCTGCAAGCCGTGGCTGCGGATGTAGCTGTTGATCTCACGCGTCACCTCCGTGCGTGCCAGCTCGCTGCCCGCGGGCTTCTTCAGAAAAGATGCCAATTCATTACTAATAAGTGTCGGCTTTACAAACCCGCTAGGGGAACGGTTGCCCGCCTTGCGCTTGCGCTTAGCACCGTCGCGCAGTGCCTGCTTCATGCGGCGGGCGCATTCACGCTCCAGTGCCTTGAAGTCGGACTTCAGTGCGGCAATCGACTGATAGGCCGTCTGCAACTTGCCGGCGAAGTCGGTGAAACTGTTGGCCCAGGTGTCTGCGGGCTCGGTCTCGGCGACGGTCTCGGTGATGGTCTCGGTCTTCACGATAGCGGCAGCCTTCACAGTCTCGGCCTTCGTGGCCTTCTTGGCGGCGACGGTGGTAGCGGCGGTGACAGCGGGAGTCTGCTGGGGCTTAGCACGTGGCATCTTGTATACACTGGTATAGTAGTCTTTTTTAAGCGTTTTAACGCACTAGAACATATTGTGACGACCGACCGGGCGGAGTTCCTTAATATTCATGAGAAATGGGCAGCCGATTGATATAACCAAGGTAGGGCCTCGGCGGCCTCCGCTGACACGAGCGTGACGGCAGTCAATACATACATGGCTCCAAGGGCTTTAGTGTCATTGTCAATGCCTGCGTTTACAAACCTTTCAAGTATGGAAAGGGTAGTGCGCCACACGGTTTGAACTCCCAATCCTCCTAGGTGGGCCAGCTCGGTGTTTCCGAAAGGGTCTCCGCGAGGTGGACACACACGCCGTTTGACTTCGTACGGTATCGATGCCCGGTAGTGCCATATATCCCACAGCTCGCGCAACAGCAGCTGACGATCGGCAGAGTTCATGGAAAGAAACCATGCTACGTCGGTGTGGTTGCCGAGCGCATCTATTCGTTGGCACAAGTCAATGGTTCTCATTTCTAGTCGACGTTGCGGCGACATAGACTCCAATACTTCCTCAGTCTCAAACTTAACATCGATGGTATACCCGGCAAGCTTTCCATATCTGATAGAAGAAATAAGGTTCTTGGCGACAGTCTTAGGTAATGGTTTTCGGTCGTATGGATTGCAACTATTGTTCCCGTCTCTTAGTACGAGGTTGTACAGCGACAGGGTGTCGAAACCCCAGGAGAACCCGTCAGCGTCTGCAAATACGAAGAGCTGCTCAACGGGTAACTCCGATATCGGCTCCATCGTGAGGAAGTCCGCGACGTTAGTGCAGCCAAATGCCCTTCTACCTTTTGTCGCACCCTTGCTTCGCAGGAATGCACGAACAACATACCCCCTCCACAACTTCTGTATATGCGTTGCGTGCCGCGACTCGCTAAGGAACCTGTAAACCCGGATCGTTAACTCGTTTTTGTTACCAGAGCGCTTCAACTCATAGTGCTTACACATCAGGCGTAGTTGTGACACACGATAATTCACCGCGTCTAGCCTACCCTCTTCGCCTATGCGCGGAACTGTGAAGTCGCTGTCCGCGACCTTCTCCTTCCTTCGTTTGAAGCGCTGGGCACGGCGCAGTCCAATGCTTTCTCCGCGACCGTCACCGCCCTTAGCCGACGACACGACTACGTTATCCATAGATCTTATATACTCCCCACATAAAACCTTTAAACCTACCCCCCAATACACTCCTTAACGCTACGGTCGCGGAAGGGTAACTGATAACCGTGTCGGCAAGCCCGCTATTTAACCAAAAAATTGATTTAGAGTAATCTGCACCATAATGAATACACACACAGATGAGCAGCGCGACACCTCAGATCGTAAAGGGCACAACGTTTGATAGTAGCCAGGTGGACTTCGCACCGGTGAAGGTTAATAGTGCGGGCGGGAAGAATGCGCGACTGCAGTACGCAGGAGGTCGTTCTGCTCTCTATGTCAGCACGCCACTGATGAAGACGTGGGGTGTGAACGAATACGTGGATGAGAAGTCAGGACGCAAGACGTACGATCTCTCTTTGCAGTTTAATAGCGAGGATTACATGACCGATGACGAGCGCGAGTTCATGGAGGCATTCGCTGCGCTGGAGGCGCATTTGAAGGCGGCCGCGGTGACCAAGTCAAAGGAGTGGTTCAACAAGCCAAAGATGAGTTCGGAAGTCATCGATGCTCTCTGGACGCCCATGCTGCGTTACCCGAAGGACCGTGAGACGGGGGAGATCGACACCACTCGGTCTCCCGCACTGAGGGTGAAGCTTCCCTTCTGGGACGAGGCATTTAGCACCGAGGTGTATGACGTCGATGGCAATGCCATGTTTCCAGCAGACGGCAGCGAGCGCACGCCACCCGATCTCATTACGAAGGGAAGCGAGGTCGCGGCAGTCATTCAGAGTGGCGGAGTCTGGTTTGCGAACGGTAAGTTTGGCACAACTTGGAAGCTGTTCCAGGTCGTGGTCAAGCCGCGTGCAACACTTCGTGGCAAGTGCCAGATTACACTGTCGAGCACCGACAAGGCCAAGATGTCGAAGTCGGCGGAGCGTGCGGAGGAGCGCGAACAGGTTGCCGCGGCTACTGCGGACGTCGTTGATTCGGAAAGCGATGCAAGCGGATCGGACGAAGAGGAGGAGGAGGCGGCGGCAGCACCGCGCGAGCCGTCACCCGAGCCGGCACCCGCCCCGAAGAAGGTGAAGAAGGTTGTGAAGCGCCGCGTGGTAGCGACTACGTGAACGGCTGCAGACGAGCAGACGAGCAGACGAGTAGTTATATAGTTTTTTATCGTCCGTTTTGAACGATAATAAACAGCGGTACTCGTCATGTTAACGACCATTATCATGTCAACGTCACGTGGACAACGAGATCACTCATCGGAACGGGTTCAGTCGGTTCAGCCCCGTTGATTGGTATGCCTAGACCGGTAAACACATAGTTTTGTTTTTCAACAACATGTAGCTCGGATGCTGGTATCTCATGCGTGGTGTCCTCTACTTGAAGCTCAATGCTCCCTTTTTTCAACAGGTCGCGCGCGGATGATGATACCGCCACATGAAGATTGTTCCCGTCATCGAGCCACATATGGGCGGGAAGCGATGGGACGCATCTGATAAAGGTTAGCTGCCCGTCTATTTCACACGTTGCCTCTTGGTTCCAAAGAGGAATACAAACGGTCGAGGGTTTCTGACCTTCTCCTTTCAGAACGTATACTTGCTTGTCTAGCAGGTGGTGTAGTGTTGGGTGCAAAATCACGACGCTACCGTCCTTTATCTTCTCCTGTACCACTGCTTCGATTCGGTTCAACATAGTGTTCGATACTCCTATGTATGTCTTATACTCCGCCAGGAAACCGTATAAGTTCAGTGCAGTCTCGAACGTAAGCTCGGAGAAAACCTTAAGAGAAATATCATGACATTTGCTCTCTATCATACTACAAACGCGCTCCACTTGCTCATGCGATATCTGTACGCTGAAAGATTGAAGGCACATCGAGAGTGTGTGCATGTAGCCCACATCGGTGGAACACGCCACGGGTGTCTCATCGGTATCACTCGACGTGGCCTTCCAGAGACAATTGTACGCCTCTACGACTTCTTTGAACCTCTTCTCATGCTCCTCCCTCTCCTCCGGTCCAGCTGTGCATTTGTCAGGGTGGAACCGCAACGCTCTCACATGGTAATGCTTCCTTAGCTCCCTTCGGGTCCCCAATCTCGCCAGCCCCATCACTTCCAATGCCTCCTTCACAATCATGTATGAGAACTATCAGATACAAACAGAAACGTTCTAAATGGTAGATCGGGCGGTAGTTGTTGTTGTAGCATCGAAGAATATGATACAACTCCTTCAAAACCACTCCAATCTTTTCTGTTTCTATGTCGCCGTCCTCAACTAGCTTCTCTACCACGCTTGTTAGACACTTGTATACGCCGAAGTTGTAGATGAGAATGTCGTATAATGTGTCGCGAAGTTTCGCAACGTTGAGGGCGTCAATGTCTCTAATGTGCCTGACAACACTATCCCGTATACAGCAGAAGCTCGTCTCCACGTGGTCGCTTGAAGTGCCAAGCGATTTAATATTAGTGAGGCACTCAACGTCAATCAGCTTTGCCGATTTGCCCCCAGCGATCTTGGAATAAGCAGCCCTGCTCGGTCGCGCTAGCGGAACAATCATGCATCGGTCTATTACCGTGGAAGGGAAAAAGCTGATATGTTCCGTTGTAAAAATGAAATGGGCTTTAACCGGTGACGAAATATCCTTCTGCATGTATCCATAGAAGCACTCCAATAGCTCACTATGCACCTCACTGAAGTACTTGCATAGAACGATACCCTGCTTGTTTGGCTTCGTGCACAGCACATCGATAATCTGGGTGAACACACTGTGCCATAGGCTCTTTGCATTGCAACCCAACAAGGTCATGTCTACCTCGAAGTGAACGTCGCTCACTTTAACCGCGAAGCTCATCTTGCCACACGGCACGATCATTTTCCGCTCGTAGCGAAGGTCCGTCGGACTGTATTTCCGTATTATGCCCAACGCCTGGGTGTACTTTCCCACGCCTGGGGGGCCATATAGCACAATGTTACCCATGTCTTCCAACCTCCTTGGCAGTGCCGACCACACTCCCTTCATTCGAGGGTGCAAATTGCAGTCGTCTAAACTAGAAAGATAGTCGCCAAAATGAACGCTATACACACTCATCCACTGGTGTAGTTTGTTGTAAGCCTTTAATAATAAATCCTCTCTATACAAATGGAAACGTGGGTTGGCGAAGTTGATAGTAAGCTGGCAAGAGTTCTAGCGGAACTCGATACCGCCTGTGCATCTCATCCTAATGTAGCCATCATGTGGCGCTCATATCTTCTCCAAAAAGCGCGGAGATTAGTGAGCGAGATCGACAAGTGCGAACACTTGATGGCCAATATCCTACCGGAAATTGATGATATACCGCTTACGACATTATTGTTACTTGGTCATATGCCGATGCTAGACAACACGACCGCAGAGTCATGATCATAACATAGCTTAAACGCTTATGGTATATTTGTCCAACTGAAGATGAACATTGCTATCCCCATACCAGCGTATCATCCCCGTCTTTTGTTCTTATGCGAACCGGTCATCAACACCGTGATGCCAGATAGCACTTTCACCCGTATACTCTATTCCGATACGGATATTACACTGGTTGGTATCCACCTCCAGTTACACATCGAGGGCGTCCGGGATGAGCACCACTATCAGAAGATACGCACTATTTTTGATGTATCATCCAATTCTCGTGCTGTCCTGAGCATAGAACGTATCGAGAGTAACATTCTCGATATGATCGATTGTGGTAAGCGTCGCGTGACGAAGCTCACGGATCAATTGAAACACGGGATACTGCGATCAGCCACCCACGCGTGTTGGACCTCTGGGGGTCCAGACTTTGTTTTAAAAATAACAGGCATTTGGGAAACAGACACCGAGTACGGGATCACGTATAAGGTCACGGACGCTACCCGTCTGTAGAGAAGAACGCCAGTATGACCTGCATGATCCCTGCAACTATAAGATTAACGGTTGTGAGAACATATGTAAGTGTTCTCATCTCCGCGGTAATGGCCAACCACATTTTCGATAATATGCTATGCCCCTCCTTCGCTTGAGATGTAGCATCTGTCTTATCCTTCAGGAACTTTAGAAGCACACATAGTTGCAGTATAATCATTACCGTTGACAAGGTAGAGAACCCCGCGTACTCGGGTGCCACTCTACCCTGGTTGATCCGCTTGAAAAATGCCGTGTTCATGGAGATGATCCAGACTAGTATCCCAAGTAACAGCATCGTAGGGAGCGAAGTCGAAGCGACCCCCTTTAAGAACTCCCATATTCCCGACCTCATTGAGTCCTTGGACGATAAAGCGAAGGTCACTACCATTACTCCGAGCAAGCTCATCGCCATTGTTCCGTAGCCCCAGATGGCCGCTGACGCTGGACCGGTAATACCAGTGTCTGTGGTGGGCTGTGCGAAGAAAAGTTTGATTACAGCGCCAGTAGCGGCCAGCCCAGTCATAACATTGATGTCAAACGGAACGCTCGATGTTTGGGTGTATCCAACAGACATATGAATATACGTTGGTTAGATAATTTTTTACACGCCTATGTATATACAGGGAACCATGAGCTTTAACACCGTCGTGCATCATCCGCTAATTAAAAGTGAGGACAATTATGTGCTCTCGCGTCGGCTCGTTTCAATCCATTCCGTTGACCGAGACATCTCTCAATGGCCTTATTCCAATACTTTTGCCGTGGAGCTACCTGAAGATATGCTCAACGTTCAGACGATGCGACTGTCGATGGTCAACTTCCCCGCTACATTCTACAACTTCAGTAATGAGTACCAGAATACCAAGCTGACGTTTGACCTTTCAGGCGTCACCGGGCCGCCCCCGACCCCTTTCACGATTACCATTCCCGA